CAAATAAAATAAATAATAAAATTTATATTGGGCAAGTTTATAATAAATCTGTTCAAGATAGATTTAATAGACATATTAAAGAAGCAAATATCAATAGTAAAAGTCTTATTGGTAAAGCTATACATAAATATGGAAAAGATAATTTTATAGTTGAACAAATAGATGAAGCAAATTCATTAAAAGAATTAAATCAAAAAGAAAAATATTGGATTAAATTTTATAATTCAACAGATAGAAATATTGGTTATAATTTAACTGAAGGTGGTGATGGTGGTAATACTTATTTATATAAAACAAAAGAAGAAATGGATAAAATTAAACATAAATTAAGTATTGCTAATACCGGAAAAAATAATGGAATGTCAAAACAAATTAAAGCATTAAATGTTAATACAAATGAAGTTATTCATTTTGAAACTCTTAATGAGGCCTTAAAATATTTTAATCATAAACAAAAAGGAACATTTATAAAATATTGTGATCATAAAGGAATTTGTTTATGGAAAGGAGAATGGACATTTGCATATGAAACTGATGATTTTATAATTAATTTACCAAAATATTATGATAGATCATTAAATAAAGGAAATAAAGTAAAACTTATTGATTTAGATTCTAATGAAGAAAAAATATTTAATAGTTTAAATAAACTTAATGAATATCTTAGTATAAAAAAAGGAGAATTAAAGTTTATTAATAATGAATGTATTTATGATGCTTCATATAAAATAATTAAATTATAAAGAAGTGTATCGACTATCCCTGATGAATGTAAGGGAGTAGAATTAGAGATAAGCACTAATTCGAAGCGGAAGACAATCAATATGATTGAAGATATAGTCAGTGCTAATAGTAATATTAGATAAAACGTGTAGAACTGTTAATGGTTTAGATATTAATTACTTAGAAGAATATAAACGTTCAATTAAAGCATTTCTTGAAGAAAGATTTGATGATATTAACACAACTTTTGTATCTGCCGCCCAGAAAGATGGCAGAGGAAATATTGCTCCTGTAACAATTATTCTTCCTACACTTGCTATGATGGCAAAAGAAAGTGGAAAAGATGACATTGTTGAAGAGTTCTTCAAGATATTGGAGAAGAAGATGGAGGAAGCAAAGGATTCACTTATTGAAAGATTTAGATGGATTGCTTCACAAAGTCCTAAGTCAGCAACATTTATGTATGAGAATGGAACAATGGAAGGTTATCATCCAGAAGAAGGAATTATTTCTGCTCTTAAACATGGTACTCTTACAATAGGTGAACTTGGTGTATCTGAAACATGTTATCTTCTTATTGAGGAAGATCAATGTTCACCAGAAGGTATGAAACTTGCTAAGAGAATAGAACAATTATATTGGGATAAATGTGCAGAATATAAAGCAAAATATTCTCTTAACTTTGGTGTTTACTATACTCCTGCTGAAAGTCTTTGTTATACCGCAATGAAGAAGTTCAGAACAAAATATGGTGAGATTGAGAATGTAACTTACTTCATTAATGAGAATGGCGAAAAGGAATATAAAGAATACTTTACAAATTCGACACATGTTCCAGTATATAAGAAGATGAGTCCATTTGAAAAGATTGATATTGAATCTAAGTTAAGCGGTCTTTCATCAGCGGGTTGTATTACTTATATTGAAATTACTCATGACATTGTAAACAACATTGATGCTCTTGAAGAGATTCTTGATTATATGATGGAACATGACATTCCTTATGGCGCTTTCAATGTTCCTTCTGACCAGTGTAGAGATTGTCATTATCAGGGTTATATTCCTATTGGAAGTCCTTGTCCAAAATGTGGTGCACCATCAGACCATATTGATAGACTTAGAAGAGTTACAGGATATTTGACCGGAAATTTTACAACAGCGTTTAATGAAGGAAAACAAGATGAAGTAAAAGATAGAGTAATTCATAAAAAGGAATATGATTTTTAATATATGAAAGATATAATAGAATATATATATAATGATTTTAACACAAAATATCAATTTGATTATTTGGATGAATGCTTATTAAAACATTTATATATAGAACATGCTTATAGAAATCAATATTCTCCATCTCATTATTGTACGTTTGAGTCAATAGGATTATTTAAAGGATGTAAAGAAATAATTAATTATATTATTGACAATATAAAAGACATTTATAAAGATAAAACAAGTATTGATTCATCAAAAATAGCTGATAATTTATTTTTTGATAAATTGAATTTGTCATTTGGATTTAATAAAGAAGAAGATTCAGAAATAAATGGTGAATATAAAATAGGATATAAAAATGATGATGATAATGAAGAATATGATTTAGAAAAATGGAATATTAATGATCAAAAATTTAATTTTATAGATATAATTATATATAATTTTGATGATCCAAGCTCAGAATGGCAAGTTGATGATTTAGCTGAAATGCTTACACATGAGCTTACACATGCATGGGATGATTATATTTTGCATAAAGAAGGCAATTCTTCATTAAGAAATAAAAAAATATCAAATAATTTTAACAAAGAGTTAAAAGAAATTAATGATAAACTTCTTTTAGATTCAATATTTAAATTTGATAAAAATGAAAGAGATTTATATATATCTTATTTAAATAAAGATATGCCTTTATTAAAAAAGATTATATATTATCTTGAAAAAACTGAGCAAAACGCATACATATCACAGATTAATCAAGTATTAAAAAACAAAAAATTTGAAAATTCTAAAGACCTAATAAAGTATCTTAATGATAAATGTGTTACATATTATAATTATAAAACAATATTTGAATTATTTCATGATGATGAATATATAAATAAATTAATTGACTTAGGTTTAAAGAAATCTAGTATTAATAAATTAAAAAAGAAATCACATGAAGCATGGAACAAGATAGTAAATCATCTTTATCATATATTAGAAGAGCATAAAGAAAAGCTATTGAATGAAGGAAGTTCAAAAGTTTTTTTAAGAGATTTAAAAATTAAATTATATAAAAGATAATATGAAAGTATTGACATTGACGACACCAGACATTGAAAATGGATTAGGATGTAGAGTTACAATATGGATAGCTGGGTGTAATAGGCATTGTCCTGGGTGTCATAATCCACATACATGGGCATATAATCAAGGTAAAGAATTATTAAGTGATGAAGTTCTTGATAAAATTATGTATGAGGTAGATAAAGATTATATACAAGGTATAACACTTAGTGGTGGAGATCCATTTGACCAAGATGAGGAAAGTCTTAGAGATTTATTGGTATTCATAAAAATGTTTAAACTTGAATATCCAATGAAAGATATATGGATTTATTCAGGTGGCCTTTATGAAGACTTTATGAAACATGATATAATAAGAGAAATACTTTTATGGTCAGATGTATTAGTTGATGGGCCATTTGTTCAAGAATTAAAATTGCTTGACCTACCATTTAGAGGGAGTACCAATCAACGAATAATTGATTTAAGAAAGAGTATTTATTCTGATAAGATAGTAGAAATTCCAGTTTAACAAACTGGAATTTTTTATTTTTATAAAATAAATCTCCTATATAAAATATGATACAATTATCTGAATATGTAATAAATAAGTTTGATAATATAATTCTTGAAAGTTTTTCTTGTAAAAAAATAGAGAAAATAATTAAAGACCATAAAGGAATAAAAGGAAGTGTAAATAGATTGGCATGTGCAAGATTTTCAAGAGTAAATTTGGCAAAATTAACAGATGATGATATAAAAGATATAATAGAAATTGAACCTTGGAATGAAGAAGAAGACCCTTGGGATAAAAAATATTTTTGCACAGTTAAACAATATGTTCAAGGTGAAGATGAAGATGGAGAACATGGCCTTATGGTTAATTTAAATGATGGATATAGACTTTTAGTTATATATTCAAAAAAATTTAAAGACCTTCCAAAAGGAAATAGATTTAATGATGAAAGAGATAATTTTTATTCACCATATTCTTCATTAGAAATATTTAAACATTGGTTAAAAAATTTAAAATATCATAAATAATATTATAATGAATGATTATATAGATGAAGGAATAATTCCAATGAATATGAATTGGAGAGCAGGAATTGGAAAAGATGTGCAAAATCCTCAACAACAGATTTCAAATTTTACTCAACAAAATGATTTATATGATGGAGGAATAAAATTGACAAGAGTAAATGAACCTATTAGATATCCTTATGGAAATATAGATTTAACAGAACAATTACTTCCAGAAATAGATACACAAGTAACTGAAGTTCTTGAGAGATATAATCATAAAGAATTAGATGGTAGAACATTATTAAATATTAAAGAAGAACTTAAACGAACATGCTTGAATATAAAATCTAAATATAGAATGTATATGGATGAAGGATTCTATAATAGATTATATAATCAATGTAAAATGGCATATGAACAAAATTTTGTTACTCTTAAAGAAGGAATAAATGCTCTTACAGAATTTGTAGAAGTAAATGGAGAACTTTATGGGAATCCATTATTGATATATGGATATTTTCAAATGTAAAAATCAAGATTTTAAAATCTTGATTTTTTATTTTTATATATATATATGAATTAACTATGAAAAACATTAATAATTATATAATAGAAAAACTTCGTCTTAATAAAAATATTAAATTAAGTGAATATAATTATCATCCTAAAGATAGATATGAACTTATATCTTTAATTAAAAAATTAGTTGAAGAAAGAGGAAATAAAGGAGATTTTAATGATATTGATGTAAGTAATATTAAAGATATGAATAATTTATTTTCTTCTGATTGTTTAAATTTTAATGGAGATATAGGAAGATGGGATGTAAGTAATGTTACTGATATGAGATATATGTTTTATAGATCTAATTTTAACAAAGATATATCACAATGGGATGTAAGTAATGTTAAATATATGGATGGCATGTTTAGAAAATCTAAATTTAATCAAAATATATCATCTTGGGATGTAAGTAATGTGGAACGGATGCAAAATATGTTTAGAGATTCTAAATTTAACAAAGATATATCTAATTGGAATGTTAAATCTACTACTAATATGGATTTTATATTTAATAATTGCCCTTTAGAAAATAATCCTCCAAAATGGTACCATGAATAATTTAAGTAAATATATAATAGAAAAACTTCATTTAAATAAAGATATTAAAGTATCTAATAAAACATTAGACTTCTTAAAACATTTAAGGGGTTTTTTCTATAGATATTTAAAATCAATACACTGGGAAGATGATGAATATAAAATAGAAATAAATGAAAAGAAAAAATCATTATATATTGTATTTGACCAATATCTTTATAATCAAGATAAAGACAATATTAGTGAATGGCTAAATAAAAAAATTCATGAAGAGAATTTTCAAGAAAATGAATATGATATCCAAGTATTTGGAAAAGATAATACAAATATTATAATAGTTAAAGTTAATGAAAAGAATTGACACATATATAATAGAGAAACTTCATCTTAATAAAGATATTGAAATACAATCAGACTATAATAAAATTATTTTTGATATTTTATATTATTTAGGGTGGAATATGAATCCATATAATGGTAATAATATAGAATATACATGGTTTACTGCTGTAAAAAAATTTATTTATGAAAATGAACCTAGATCAATAGTTGGATATATTAAAAATCAATTAGATTTTAAATTATTAAGTAAAAAATATTTAATTGAAAAAGAAGATAGATGGACAAAACTAAAAGATTTCTATATAATTTCTTCTATTGTTGAAGGCATGGATTTTGATTTACTTGCTAAAGAAATCAAAAGAAAAGGAAAACTACTTTGGCAAGGTAGTGAAAAATTATATATGTATGACCAATATTTGTTATTATGTGAGCACCGAGAAAAAAAATATCCACCAATTATAATTAAAGCAGAATGAAACAAATAAATGATTATATTATAGAGAAACTTCATCTTAATAAAGATATTGAAATACAACCTAATTGGTTTCAAATTGATATTGCCGATGAAATAGATATGCCAGACTGGGCATATGACTATAGAAAAACAAAGAATGGTGATAAAAATAGACTTTGGTATGCTGTCTATATTTATTTATATAAGAATGGACCTGCAAAAGTCAGTGAAATACTATCTGCATTAGATAAAGCTGGTAAAGGATATGAGAAGAGATTTATGTCAGAACTTAGAAAAGCTGGGGTAATTGTTGCTGGTAGTGGCGATACTAAAGGATTACAATTTGCTGGAGATGCAGCAAAATGGAGTAATTTTGTAGGAAATTCATATATTTGCTAAAAAATTTAGTAAAAAAATTGAAAAAATTTAAAAAATGTTTCTATAATTATTATACAGATAAAGAAAAAATATTTATTATTAATTGAAAAGACAATAAAAGTTATGAGAAAACAATATACATATAAAAATGATAATAGAAAGAATGAACAATTAGATACTCATTCCTTCGGATTATATGTATATGAAATAGATGAATAAGACAAACACTTTTCACATAATATACAAAACAATAAGTAATCCGAAGGTCAAAAACAAAAAACCTTCGGATTTTTTATTTTATTTTGAATTTTAAAAATTACTTACTATATTATATTTTATAAGTTCATTGAAATAAATTGGGAGGGCGGTTACGATGGTGGAGTAACATCGGTCCGTAAAATCGATACTATGAAACACAGTGGGTTCGAATCCCACCCCTCTCACAACTGTGTATGTTTTTCAGGAGTTTTACCTGTAGGAAGATGAGATACACTGACTATCCTTCAAGAAGAAGGAAACTTGGTTCCTTAGGATAATGGTTTAGTCTACCAGACTCTTAATCTGGGGATATGGGTTCAAATCCCATAGGGACCACCACTAAATGTTAAATGGAAAGTTTTCCAGGCAGTAATCAAAGAACAACCTTTAACAAAACCTGGATTTTTTTTTAAGAGAAAGTTCATTGAAATATAAATTAAAGGTACAATAAGACTACGAACAAGCATAAAGACCGGTCTGAGTTTGTTTCCTAAGGATATAGAACTATCTATAAACTTTGGCTATGTTGTCGCGAGCAAACAAACTGCTGATAGGAAATGTTGAGTACCTTTTTTTAGAAATATATGCTGGAGTCTACTAATTGGTTGAGGTAATCGGCCTTTCAAGTCGGTAAATGCGAGTTCGAATCTCGTCTCCAGTACCAGTAGGTTTGTCAGTAACATGCCATGAAAACTGTCAAAAAACTAGCCGGTATCTCAATGGTAGAACTCGCGAGGTTATAGGTTCGAATCCTATCCGGCTAGCAAATTATTAAAATATTGAATTTATGAAACAGATAAAACGAAAACATAGTTAAAATTTGACTCTCAATCATTATGAGAGTCAATATAGAAATCAGATTGGTTATAGATAATAAATTAAGCCAATCAATAAGATTTCGGTAAAGCTCTCATAGGATAATGCTTAGTCAACGTGACTTTTAATCACGGGGTGTGGGTTGGATTCCCACTGGGAGCACGGAATGGTCCCGTAGCTTAATTGGTTAAAGCAAATCACTTTTAATGATTGAGATAAGGATTCGACTTCCTTCGGGATCACAATAAGTTCAATGAAATATGGCGCAGAAGCTAACGGTTATAAAAAACTTTATCTAAGTGTTCCCTTGAATGTGGTGTTCTGATAGAGTTACTTCAGCAATTTTAATGTCAATAAAAGAGAATGGTGGTTCGACTCCCCACTGCGCCGCAAATGCTCCTATGGTGTTTAACGGTCATTAGCATAAGGCCCCTGTAAAGCTTAGGTATCGGTTCGAATCCGGTTAGGAGCTCAAAAAATTATATATTACAAGTCAGAGAAGTGAGTTCAAATCTGCAGTGTCCGATGAAGGAGATAGTTTATATGGTTAAAACACTGGCTGTAAAATTTGTAGAAGTGGCCATTACTACATTGAATATATAATTTTGTCATATGCCCCTGTAGCCCAACTGGAAGATGGCAAATGACTTAAGATCATTTCAGTGTGGGTTCGAATCCCACCAGGGGTACAAAATAGATAAATGACCTATCGCTGGAAACAGAGGAAGTTCAGGACACAGATTTGGATGTGAAAGTCTAAGTATAGGTAGTTACCCAAATTATCACTACCAGGGTAAGACGAAAAGTTAAATGATAGGTTTAAATGACAGAATCCTGACTATAGTTTATCTACATGCTCTCATAGCTCAATTGAAAGAGCAATTCCGTCCTAAGGAAAAGGTTGAAGGTTTGAGTCCTTCTGGGAGTACAAATAAATATTAAGTTCGAAATGTTTATTTTTAATTAAATAATTATTCGAACTTTATAATATGGCAAATAAACAAAATAAATATCATTACTTTTATAAAATAACTAATAATTTAAATGGACATTTTTATTATGGTGTACATAATACAAATAATTTAAATGATGGTTATATGGGTAGTGGAAAGAGATTACATTATGCATATAAAAAGTATGGTATTGAAAATTTTACAAAAGAAATTTTAAAGTTCTTTGATACATCAAAAGAAGCATTTGAATATGAAGCTGAAGTTGTAAATGAAGATTTAATAAAAGATAATAACTGTTATAACATTAAACAAGGTGGAGAAGGATGGCAAACTATAGGATTAGTTTCTGTAAAAGATATAAATGGTAATTGCTTTGATATTTCAAAAGATGATCCAAGATATTTATCAGGAGAATTTACAGGTGTAACAAAGGGATTTGTTACGGTTAAAGATATTAATGGAAATTATTTTAATGTTTCTATAAATGATGAAAGATTAAAAAATAATGAACTTGTTGGAACAACAAAAGGATATGTAATAGTTAAAGATAAAAATAATAATACATCTATGGTTAGTGTAAATGATCCAAGATATTTATCTGGAGAATTGATTCATTATAGAAAAGGTTTAATTACTGTAAAAGATAAAAATAATAATTTTTATAGTGTATCATTAAATGATAGTAGATATTTATCTGGAGAATTAATACCACTTTATAAAGGTAATAAACATACAAAAGAATCTATTAATAAACTAAAAGAAACTTTTAAAAAAAATCATCACCAACAAGGAGAAAAAAATTCTCAATATGGAACTTGTTGGATAACCAAAAATAAAGAAAATAAAAAAATTAAAAAAGAAGAATTAGAATATTATATTTCTTTAGGATGGAATAAAGGAAGATTTATAAAATAAAAATATATTGATGGGTAGTATAATGGTTTAATTATCTCTGTCTTTGAAACAGAAGGATAGGAGTTCGAATCTCCCCCCATCAACAAATTGAATATATCTAAATTGGATATGCTTAGATTGGAAGTGATACCTTGGTAATGAATTATTTGTATGTACACCGCAATGGTCCGGTTCGAATCCGTAAGTTCCACAATATGGATGGGTAGTATAATTGGTTGAATACCTCAGACTCTGAATCTGTAGAATAGAAGTTCGAATCTTCTCCCATCTACAT